TGCAATTCTTTCTTTATTTGCTCAACTAATCCTTTAGCTGTAGCCTCATCAATTTTGTCAAGTTTTTGTCCTGATGGCTTAGAGGTTAGTTCTAGGCTATCATTTATTTTTCTAGCATCTTGTTGTTCTTTTTTAGCAACTAGATCTTGATTGCCCAAAAATGCAGCCTTAGATAACACCTTCTGGTAGTCGCTATTTGCACCCTCTTTAGAAGCAATTCCACCTGCCAGTCCAGATTCTTGAACTTCAGTGACTTGCTTGCCTTCTGGTGCAAGAGGGTCAAATCTAAATGTTTGAGCATTTTCTCCCTTACCCACTGTTAAGTCTCGAGGTGAGAGCCTTTTCTCGATTCTGTCTATAGTTTCTTGGAGTTCAGGTATATCTTTCAAAGCTTCTTTAACTTGATCAATAACTTTTTTGAGTTCTGCTTTAACAACTCTTTCAGTCTTACTATTGATCGACTTTTTTGTCGATTCTAATTTCTTGTTTATCTTTTCTGATTGTTGCTGTAAGGCTGCAGCATCACTACCACCTGATTGGTTTTTATCGCGTTGATTTCCATATAGTGTTTGAAACGCTTCTTCTTGTTGTTGCTTATTGCCAAATTTCCTGGCAATTTTTTCAGCATTCTTTTCGCCAACAATAGAGGAGGTTGCTCCAAATAATAGTTTTCTTCCTCCAGAAGTACCACCATAACGCATTACGTCTTGAGCTTTTTCTATTTGATCTAGTCGAGTCGAAAACTCATCAAACGATTCAGAGCCTTTTGCAGCTGCAGCTGGTCGAACGCCAGGGTTGGTGTCTAGCTGTGAAGAAATATTTTTTAATCCAATACCAGCTGAGGTCTTTCTCATCTTCTATTAGCCCTATTAGTTTGATTAGCCAACTTAATCTTCTCATTCTCTTCTTTTATGTACGCAGTCAGAAGATTGACATAAATGTCTCTTTCCCAAGGTATCATATTTTCAAGCTCAGTCAATGAATATTTGTGGTGGTGTATTAATGTAAAATTCGTCGTGTAGTATGTCTTCAAACAGTCATGACCAAAGCTTAGAGAAAAAAATCGTTTAGACCCTCCAGCACCATATTGTGCTCAAATCCGCATCTAGGGCAATTATGCTTTTTAGAATATTGGACTGTAGGTGTGGTCTTTGTGAAAGATAATAACTTATCATAATCATTGCTTGATAGGTTATTGACAAATTCTATTAGTTCTTCTTCTGAAGATTCATCAGCATCAATTACGCTTTCTTCATCAAAAATTTTGTCGATACAGTCAACCATTAACTTGACTTGCGCTTGAACTGGATCTTCATCTTCTATCTTTAATTGGTTGATAGAAGGATATCTCATCAATGCGCCAACCTTATTGTTGAACATAATTTTTTTATTTTCAGCAAGGTTAATAATTTGCACTTCATTTAAAAGATCAACAGACATATCAATGACCATATCGCATTCTTTTTCTTCAACAATATTCTTACACTTAAAGTAAATGTCGACATTTTCTCCAACAGAGCGCGCTCTCAAATTTAAGAAGAAAAATTCTAGGTCGACCAAAGGCAACTTGGTGACATTTATTTCGTCTACAACACAGTTATTGATAATTTGCATTAGAGCGCCAACAATCGTTTCTGGGTTTGTAGACTCAACAGCCATCATCAATAACTTCTGTTCTTTGACCAGGAATGGTCTGAAACGAACAGGATCTTTAATAGATTGTAACTGTATAGTATATGTTGGGTATTCAATTTTAGGCAGAGCCATATATAATCACCTCAAAGTTTTAATTTTTTGTTAATAAATTTTTGTGCTGCGTTATATGCAGTTTGTTCAAGAACACCAGCCAATCTGTTGTCTTTATTTTCGCTATCGTTTGTATAATTGTTGACAGCCTCATTAGAATAATTGTCTGTAATTCCAGCAGATTGGCTAATCCACTTCTTATATGCGAAGGTTACTTGTAGTCTGTGAACAGAATCGTCTGACCAGTTTAATGGTAGCGAAGAGACCGAAATGGGAATTGCTTCTATGAGCTTGCAATCATAGATTAATTGTGGCGTAACATCCTTGGCTAATGGTTGTTGTTTAACTTGACCATCTGGATTTATGTATTGATTGAATTGAGCTATGGGACCCATATATTTGTCGACCAAAGTGTTTACTGATTTATTCACAACTGAATCTAATAGTCTTTGACCAAAAGCATTTCTAGGCTTTATTTTTGATGCAGTAACCATGACCTCTTCTATTGAATTTGGATCTACTGGCTCTGATGGGGCGTCAGTACCAATATGAGAGTACTGCTTAATTGTGACATCAGTTGCATAGTTTGGGGTTCCCGCTTCGCTCGAGTAATAGTTTATTAGACCGCTTTGAGTTGGAACCATAGATTCAATCCAAGCATCAAAGAACTTCTTCTCTTTCATAGTTCCGTTGCAGTAGAAAGTTAATGTGACTTCTGGGAACTGAAGATGATGAGGTATTCTATTTGTAAATGCATAGTGTCGATATTCTACCATGCTTATATTTTTACCAGGAAGTTCTGCAGCCTCACATTGAAATGCCAACTCTTTCGTCATATTAGACCCGAAAACTGGATCTCCAGATAGTGAGTTTGGTGTTGAGATCCAAACCTCAAACTTATCTGTTTTAGCAAATTCGCCTTGCCCAGTGAAGTGGGTTCTGAATTGATTGACGTTAAATGCCATTTATAATTTCCTGAGAGTCTTTATGAACCTTTGTTCGTTTCGCATTTACGAAGTTATCGAATGGCAATAGCGCAGTTATTTCCCATTCGTCTGGTTGTATCTCTATAATGTTCGAACGAATATGAGAACTGAGGTATCTCTTCATACAAGGAGCAAATTCTTTAAATCTAGATGCTCCGGAAAGTATACCATAATTAATTCTCAACTTCGTCGTTTCATCAAACTTATCATTATTCGTGGTATCATAAAGTTTATCAAGCAACGCCAATCTTTGATTGGGTCTGATATAGTGGAGATTTAACCCCAGAAAGCCATCATTGTACATCTCAATTGGAAAAACGAGAGGGAAGGTATCATAGTATGGAAGCTCATCTTTCGTCTTTGGGTCATACATATAAAAGTACATTCTACCTGGAAGAAACTTATTGGTCTTTCTAGATTGGTCTCCGAGAACGCTTCTCTGATTTACCTTAGAAAGATCTCTAACTTTTTTCTTGAGCCATTCTCTAGACTTCTTGGTACGCATCTCGTAACCAGTCTTAGCTAATTGCTCTGATATTTTGTCTATTAGTATTGCCATTTCTTATTTATTCGATTTTTTGAACAGTTCATTCTCTGTTACGATCTTAAATTCCCAGGATCGGTCAGCGCAATATTCTCTCGCTGCCTTCCACTTAGCCTCGTTCACACCCCAAGTTGCTATTTCTGTAATGTAACCTTTAGTTACCTTTTTCTTCTTCTCTGGTGGCTTGGTTTGCTTTTCTGGTTTCACCTCGACCAATATGCTCTGAATCCCACCATCACGCTTCTTAACTTTGATTAGGAAGTCGGGGAAGTATCGATGGTATTTATTGTCTAGTGGTGATAAATAAGGAATGAAGAATTCTTCTGATGACCATTGAAGGACATTCTCGTTTGTGTCGAACCATACCATGGCTTTACGCTCCCAGAGAGAACGATACCATATATTACTAGGGTCGCCTTTGTATTTTGCTGGATTCTGCGGCGAGAATCTTCCACTATATGCCATATAAATAATTCTATCTTAAATAAGAGTATCTATAATGCAGCAGAGACCAATCAAATGACATCAGGTCCATTCGCAATCAAAAGCCAATATCAATTTACCATCGGTGCTGGTCCGTTAAATGTTCTTACAGAAAGTCCATACGACTTTAAGAAAACACAATACCCAGCAGAGGGTCTCGGAAGCACTGTTCCGAGCTATATTGTGTTTTATGTTAATCTCCCAGATTCAGCTAAATTTACGTTGACTGGTGAAAACTACGTTGAAAATGCATTTAGTATCTCTGACCAAAACATCCAAAATTCTAGAGGCTCTACAAATCCAAAATTAGTTTCTGGTGGTCTTGGGAATGCTGCTAGAATAGCAGCAGCTGCAACTGGTATTAGTATAGCTAGAGATATTGCTAAAACAGTTAATAGCGGTCAATTATATAATTCCCTAGAAAGTGCTGGAGAAAAGGGTGGTGCTGGTGTAATTCGCGGAGCAGCTACAGGATTGATTGCAGGCTTGACCCAAAATGTTGATAAAAAACCAAAGATGCAAAGAATCAAAGAAGCTAT